TTAAAGTTTTAGAAAAAAATGAAGCTCTAAAAGTTTGGATATTTAAGGCATTAAAAACTGAAAGATTTAGATATATAGATGTGCACAGCGATAATTACGGAAGTGAGTTAGAAACTAACATTGGTACTATCTATCAGAAATCTGTAAAAGACGCATTAATGATTAACCAAATTAGAGATACATTGCTAGTAAATCCATATATTTTAGAATGTTATAATTTTGAGATATCCAATGAAGAAGAATATGTTCCACAGATAACCTTTAACGTTAAAACTGTGTATGGAGAGCTAGAGATGGAGGTGTAAATGAAAGATAAAATAGAATTAAGAAATAATTTCTTAGATAATCTTAAAAACCCACTATCCAAAATGGAAGGGACTTTCAATTTTGATATTGCTGCCACTTTTGGAATAACAGCAGAAGAAGTCTATAAAGAATTAGAGTTCTGGGAGAACCAAACATTCATAGATACTGCAACAGAAGATGAATATGTTGAAAAGCATGCACTAATGTTTGGAGTAAAAAGAAGATTAGGAACTAAAGCAAAAGGTACTGTAAAAGTAACTGGAAGAGCAAACTCTGTTATAGAAGAAAATACAATATTTTTAAACAGAGATGGGATAAAGTACAAATCTTTAAGAAAAGAATATTTAAGTCCATCAGGAGTTGCAGAGATAGAAATAGAATGCTTATCAGAAGGGAAAGTAGGGAATGTTGCAATAGGAGAAATCACAACTTTTGAAATTCAAAATAGTAATATTTACAGTGTTATAAATGAAAAAGAGATTATAAATGGATATGATAAAGAACCTAATTCTGTATTGGTTGCAAGGGCTAAGGAAAAAGCTACAAGACCTGCTCATAGTGGAAATATTTATGATTATGAACAATGGGCTAAACAGGTTGACGGAGTTGGAAAGGTATTAGTAAAGCCTCTTTGGAATGGTAATGGAACTGTAAAGGTATTAGTTGCTAACTATAATAACGATATAGCTGATTCATCACTAATTCAAAAAGTTAGGGAAAGAATACAGAGAGATGATGGTAGACCAGTTGGGGCTGATGTTACTGTTGACAGTTTTACTGCTAAAAATATAAATGTAAGTATACAGGTTATATTAAAAGCAGGTTTTTCCATATCTGATGTAAAAGAAAAGATTGAATCTCTTTTAAAAGCTGTAATAAAGACTGGAAGTGCTACATTTGAAAAAGCTAATAAATCTATATTATCTATTAATCGTTTAGAAAAAGCTATATTAGAAATAAATGGGATTAACGATAACTTTGTAAAAGTAAATAATTCTAATTCTAACCTAGAAATAGCAGAAGATGAAATATTGATAGTTGGGACAGTGGTTATAAATGAGTGATAGATTAATAAAAAAAGTATCTAAAATAGCTAGAAACAGTTTACAAAAAGATTTAATTAGAACATTAGATTTGATGTGTGAGTATGTTAAAAATGATATACAAAAATACAAGGAGCTATTATTTATAGCTTTTTTTAATGAGCAGCAAGTAGCAAATTATGAAAGATTTATGGAATTAGATTATAAAAATGGATGGAGCTTACAAGATAGAAAAGACAGAATTATCTATACTTTACTATCAAAAAATATCTTTACTCCACAAGTTTTAAAGGAACAAGCCAAAATATTCACAAATGGAGAGATTGAAGTTGTTGAAGATTATGGAAACTATTCTTTCATAATTAAATTTACTTCTATTGTAGGAATACCACCAAACTTAGATAATTTTAAGAATTTTATTTATATAAGTAAACCTGCACATTTGAATTTTAGTATTGAATTTAGATATAACACGCACAATCAAGTTGCATATTTATTGCATAATTTTTTAAAAACTAAAACCCATAAACAAATCTATGACACAAGACTTTATGAAGATAGTGAAGTTATTGGAAAGTACCATAAACACATAGAAATAAATAATTTTAAAAATGATGAATTAAAAACAAAAACACATCAAGCTATTTACGATGAAAGGAGATAGAAAATGTCAGATTTTACAAAACATTTAAGATTAATAAAACCTTCTGGGAATGAATATTATAATGTAGAACAATTCAATCATAATGCAGAGTTGATAGATAAAGAAACAGAGGATTTAAGTAATAAAGTAGCAAAAATTCAAGAAGGAGCAACAAGAGAAAAAGCTGGTATAGTACAATTTGGCACTGAGGAAGGAAAAGCATTAGAAGGTATGATGTTAGCGAGACTTTCAGGGTGTATTGGCTATGGTGGAGATATACAAGATGATATAATTAAAAATCCTAATTATATCTACTATGATAGAAATACCAGAAAGATGTATAAATGTCTAAAACAGAACCAAGATATTTCTGCAAATGTTGCTAATTTTATTCCATTGGATAATAACTCTCTTCTTGAGAGATTGGAAAATTTATTTACAAATACAGTTGAATTAGCAACTAAAATAACTAAAAGTACAAATATTCCAGAATTAAAAAATTATAAATTTTGGCTTGTAGACATAAGTATTTCCATTCATCTTAATGGAATAAGTCATCAAAAATATACTTTTACAGCAACCTCAGCTGTTGGATTTTTCTATAATGATAATTTTCATACCCTTGGAAAATATGCTGTCCAAATTGATACAAATGGTAATATAACACTAACTGGTGAAGCTGTCCAAAATGGTTATATTAAAGTTAGTATTTATGGAATATACTAAAATCTTATTTTAAAAAAGTTGTTAATTGTCCCATAAATGTATTTTTTAATGGTAATTGACTATCAGTAGACTGGACTGTTAAAACATTATTAAATAATGTAAATTGTCCACTACTTCCGTTATTTCCAGTTATAGCTGCTGCTGTATTGTGACAATTTAATGGTAAATTACATTTATACTCAATTCCATATTTTAGTGTTTCTATTAAATTGGTATATGCAGCTATAAGAATTAAGTCACCATACTGAAATATAGTAAATTTAACACCAGTAGGGGTTGAAAAAAATTCTTGAATTTTAAAAGTTGACAAATTTTCCACTATTTTAAGAATGTATAATAAACCTATCAAAAAATAGGAGGTTTATTATGCAATTAAAAGTTTTAGAAAATTTGAAAAAGGAAAATGTGGAGATTTATTTAGAGTATTTAAATAGTTGTAAAAGTAGTAGCTGGGAAACTTGGGAGACAACTTATAAAACATATTGCAATAATTTTAAGTTATTCCTGGTATGGTTTCAAAAAAACTATAAAAATAGATTTTTACTAAGTAAAGATACACTTTTAGAAATGCCAGGAATAATAGAAAGTTATAGAAATTATTGTAGAAGTTTAGGAAATAGTAAAAGAACACTAATGAATAAAACTACTTCAATAAGTACATTTTATGCTTGGTGTGTCAGAAGAAATAAAATCAAGTATCATCCCTTTGATAGCAAATTAGATAGACTTAGATTTACAGAAAAAGACAAGGTTAGAAGTAGTTATTTCTTAACAACAGAACAAATTTTAACTGTAAGACTCTACATGCAAGTAGAATCTAAAAAATATGATTTGCAAGATAGGATACTTTGGGAACTATTTTTAGATAGTGCATGTAGAATATCAGCAATTCAAAGTTTAAAAATAAGTCAATTAGACTTAGAAAATGGATATTTCAAAGATGTTAAAGAAAAAGAGGGTTATATAGTAAATGCTTTCTTTTTTCAAAAATGTAAAGATTTAATAAAAGAATGGTTAGAGTACAGAGAAAATAAAGAAATAAAAAGTGAATGGCTTTTTATTACAAAATATAAGAATACATATAAGCAAATGACACAAGGAGCTATTCGTGGAAGAATTAAAAAGTTAGGAAAAATTTTAGGAATAGAGGATCTATATCCTCATACATTAAGAAAAACAGCTATAAATCTTATTAATAATCTTGCTGGATTAGGATTAGCAAGTAGTTATGCAAATCATAGTAGCAGTGGGGTTACAAGTAAGCATTATATACAAAAAACAAGTGCTACTGAAATAAGAAATACTCTTATAGTAGCAAGGAAAAAATTAGGTATTTTTTAGCAAAAAAGTATGGAGATTTTCAAATTTATTCAAATTTTTATGATTAAAAATGTATTTTTGAGAGCTTTTTATATAAAATTCTTAGATTTTATATTTAAGAAAAATTATAAACATATGCTCAAAACTACAAAATTAAACCCTAAATTCTTTATAAATTTGAAAATCTATTCAAAATTGAAAGGAGAAAATTATGTTCTACATATATACAAAAGAGAAAATAGCAAAAGTTAAATTTACAGTTAATTTAACTGCAGAAGAGGTAAAACAATTTATGGGGAATAATTTATTTTTAGATTATCCAGAGTTGAACAAAGAGGACTATGTAATTGTTAAAGATGAAGTTTTTAAATATCCAACTTATGACAATGCAACAAACTTTATAAGAGAGATGAGTAAAGAAGAATTAATTGAAGAAGGAATAGAGATCCAATTAGAACCTGGAGAAATAATAAGAGATAAAAAACTTATAAAAGTTCCAAAACCTGAAAAAAATGAAAAATATTTAATTTGGAATAGAGAAAAAGGTATATGGGAATATGACTCTGAAAAAGAGAAAGAAGATTATTTTCAACTAGTTGATACATTAAAAGCTGAAGCATTAGAATATGGATTTGATTATCAAGGACATAGGCAAAGACTTAGAATAAAAGACTTAATATATATGGAAATTGCTATAAAATCGTTAGAAATTTTAAAAAAGAAATTCAATAAAAATTTTAAATCTACATGGTATTTTCATGATAATTTTGAGATAACAATGTCAATTGAAGATTTTGAAGATATGATGTTTTCAGGAACAATGTTTATTCAATCTATATTTAATACTGAACATTATTTTAAAACAGAGGTTGAACCTAAAAATTTAACAAAAGAAGAATTTAAAAATAAAATAAATGAATTACATAATTTAGTTATGAAAAAAGTAGGAGGTAAAGAATGAAAGTAGCATTAATTATAGGTCATAATAAAAGAGCAAAAGGAGCATACTCTCAAATACTAGGGAGAGAATATGATTATTGGAAAAGAATAGCAGAAAAAATAAAAGGGATAATCCCTGAATTGGTTGATATCTATGAAAGAGAACCAAACGAATATTACACAAGAGAAATGTTTAAAGTTTTAGAGAAATTGAATAAGAATGATTATAAATTTTGTATAGAACTTCATTTCAATGCTGCTGAAAGTGAACAAGCAAATGGCTGTGAATGTTTGGTTTATTATAAAAATAATAAAGCTAAAGAGTTAGCAACAAATTTTATGGCTAGGTTACAAAATAAATTTGGCAGTAAAATAAGAACCAAAGAAAATATTTTAAAAAAAACTGAAGTTGTTAATGGAAAAGAAAAAACAGTAGAAAAGAAAGAAACTACAAGAGGTTTAATCCTTGTACAAGATAGTAAAACAAGAGGTGCTTATGGAATATGTAAGAGCAAAGACACTTACATTCTAGTAGAACCTTTCTTTGGTAGCAATAATGAAGAATCTTTAAAATTTTCTGTGGAAAGTGATGTTGTAAATTTATTTGTTGATTTCATTAAAGAAATGTAAGGGGGATAACATGGCAATATTAGATAAAACATTAGAAATAGTAAATAAGTTTGTTCCTGATAAAAATGCACAAGCTGAACTTGAAAAAGAATTAAGAAGATTAGATATTGAAGATGCTAAAACTAAGCAAAAATTATTTGAAAGAATAATACCTATCACTTTTCCATTATGTGTTTGGATAGGGTGTGCTTGGTGTGCTTGGGGTCTTATATTATCAATCTTAGCTTTTATATTAGAGAAAAGATATATATTCTTTGAAGTAAATGTACCTACATTTTTAATAATGTGCTGTGGAATGTTTGGAGCAGGTTTATGGGGTAAAAAGAATATTGGAGAATACTTTAAAGGGAAAAATAACAAGGAGGATGAAGAATGAAAAAAATAATTTTTCTATTATTAATAGTGTTATCATTTATAAGTTGTAACAATAGAGAAGTAAAAAAGGATCCTGGAACTATTATAGTTCCTCTTCCTTTAAAAGCTGAATATACTCCTCCAGAGGAATTAGAAGAAACATTAAAAAATAAAACAGTAAGAGTTGAAAAAGTAACCAAAAAGAAATTTATAAGAAAAAAGGTTATCGAAGCACCATATACAGAGTATATTTTTAAATAGGGAGAGGGTATTGTGGCAATTTTAACAAAAATATGTGCATATTTTGTTGCTTTTTTAATTTGGCTTATTGGTGGATTTGATACATTAGCAAAAGTTTTAATAGGGTTAATGCTGATTGATTATGCATCAGGAGTCTATGCAGGTTATAAGTTAAAGAATCTAAATTCAAAAAGAGCATATAAAGGGATAGAAAAGAAATTATGGATTTTAGCTTTATTATGTGGAGCTTCATTAATGCATAAATTGGTTCCAAGTATTGGTTTTAGAAATTTAGTTGGGATATTTTATTGTGCAACTGAATTATTAAGTATTGTAGAGAATGCAGCTAAAGCAGGAGTCCCTATTCCCAAAAAGTTGAAGAAAGCTCTTGAACAATTAAAAGAAGAAGATAAAGAAGAAGAAATAAAAAAGTCCAGTCATTAGCTGGGCTTTTACTTTTATTTAACTATATAATTTTTCTCTATTCTCCTTGTATATTGCTAACAAAAGTTTAGCCTCATCTCCACCAAAATATCAATATCCAAGTCTTTGAATTTTTTAATTCAAGGATTTTTTTATTTCTTTATATTTACTTTTCTTTAAATTTCATA